CTCCGAAAAGATGAACCGTTTTCCGTTGTTCTCGCACCAATCGCGAGCAATGGACAGCGTAGCGTCGGGTTTCCGCGAGCCGATGGCTCGGACTAGAGACAGTTCATCAAAGGCCGGAGCGAATGAGTCCAGCATCCGGCCGATGTGGTGCTGTTCATTCCCGCAGATGACACAAAGCGAAATGCGCATGGCATGGTCGAGAACGTCAAAAAAGAAACACCGCCCAGCCTATGCTGAACGGTGTCGGGCCAATGATGCCATCATTGGTGGGGCAAAGAAAACCCCACCCAGCCGAAGCCAGGTGGGGCGTGAACACAACGACCCTAACAAATCTTAGCTGTACTGCGTAGCGACCAGCTGCGCAGCGTTGGTGTTGACGACCTTCTCGGCAACGTAGTGCGACGCGCGCACAATGTTGCTCTTGATGGCCTCGTCACGGTACGAGAACACGCCGGTCGGGCTGCCGTACTCCTGCCAGTTGAGCGTGAACGCAGCGCCACCGCCGAAATAGCCGGAGGAGGCATCGGTCACGGAACCCACCCAGATGTAGTCATTCGACCACGCCTGCGCGGACGAGAACGCCAGGCCTTCCTTGGCGGCATCGTAGCTCGCGCGACCAATCAGAACCTCGGAAACGCCGAAGACCTCGGCAGCAGCCTGCTGCGAAGCGTTGAGGATGGTGTCCGTCGAGAGGCCCGTACCGCGGAGGCGGTTCTGGAACTTCGTGGAAGCCTTGATGCGCGTGTAGACCGGGTTGCTCATGACAACGCGGAGGTTGTCGCGGCTTTCGCCCAGGGCCAGCAGGCGGTCAATCGCGGCCTCGACATCGAGACCCACGTCGAACGTCGCGAGATTCGCGGTCGTGTACGCGGTGCCAGAGTTCGTCGAGGTGAACGTCGACGCATTGAAGATCGTGCTCGAAACGCGAAGTTCGTGCGCGAGCAGCAGCTTGCGGAGGCACAGCTTGGTCGCAACGACTTCGGCGTCGAAGAAGCGCGACACGTCCAAGGCCACCGTATCGTCTACGGCCTCTTCGTAGCCGTACTCCAGCGCGGTGTACGTCTCCTGCGTGAAGGCGCGCGTGCCGCGAGCGTAGGTCGCATACGGCGAACGGTTCTTCACGTCGCTCTTGAGCAGCTGGCCCTCCTTCAACTTGAAGGAAGGATACTGGCCGGCGCGGACGGGAACATTGAGAATGGGCATCACGCGGGTGCCGATCAGGTTGGACTCAAAGTCCTTGGCCTGTTCAACAACACCGGCGAGATCGCCACGGAAAATTGCAGCAGCGTTCGTATACATGGTAGGTGCTATTAGATGTTCTTGGCGATGAACTCGATGATCGAGCCATCGGTGCCAGCGGTCGTGAGCGACTTGCCGACGGTGACGGTGCCCGTGGGGCTGACTTGGCCGGACGCGCCGAGATACAGCGTGTCGCCAACAGTCACAGGACCAGTGACCAGCGTGCCCTTCTGGGTGCCGCCGTTGTTCAGGAACTTCACGGTGACGTAGTCGCCGGAAGCAGCGTCGATCTGCGCGATGCCGTCAACGCTGCCGGTAGAAGCAGCGAGACCGACACCACCGTTGGTGGAGATAACCACCGCGCGGAAGGCGGTGATCGTAGCATTGGCAAGGAAAGATCCCGTGCCGAAGTATTGGGTGCTCATGGTGAGTTAATTAGAGTTTCACGATTTCGCCACCCTGCACGCGGGTGCGGTAGGCAGCGTACTCGTTCTTATGATTCTGCACGCAGAACGCGATGGCTGCGCTCTTGCTCTTGAGTTCCGTCGCCTTGGCAGCAACCAGCTCTTCGAACTTCTGCGCAGCGGCAGGAGCAGGAGCAGCGGGAGCCTCGGAGGCGATGGCCTTGGTTACCGGAGCGCCAAAGGACTTGGCGAACTCCTTGACGGCGGCGAGACCAGCAGCCTCGGCGGCCAGCTTGATCTCGTCGTTACGGGAGGCCATAGCGACCTCCTTGTCCTCGGGCTTCGGCAGCATCGACTCCAGCTTGGAGAGACGCTCACCCAGGCCCATCATGGCCGACTCAATCATGCCGGCGATGGCTTTCTTGTCTTCGTCGTTCATAGGGGAAAGTTCTTCGGGTTTCATCGAAAACAGCCCGTCGGCATTTGCCGCGGGTTCGCTGACCAGATCGCAAGAGTAGATTTCCGAGCAGCGTTGAAGGACCGTTTTCTTGTCGTTCGCAAGTTCGGTCGGACCGCTAAAGGCGATGGACATTCCGAACGTGTCCGGAATCTTTTCGGCAATCTCGAAAATGTACGCGCGATGCGGAGTGTTTTGCAAAACGTGGAAGTTCGCGATCAGCTTGTTGCCGGCGATGCGAAAGTCGGTCAGGTATCCGACGATGTCGGCAGCACCGCCGCCGTGGTCCATCTTTACCTTGAGGCCGCCGGAGTAGGTTTCGGCCTGCGCCTTGACCTGCTCAATCGTCGTGGCGTCGATATTTACACCGTGGCCTAGTGCTCGGCCTTCGGTGATGACGGCAACGTCGTGAATGACTCCGGTCGATTCGTCGATCTGCCCGACAAAGCCACGGGCAAAGTAGGAAGGGCACGCTTCGGTCATCACAATTGCCGCAAGCGTAAAATCACAGACCGTCGTTGTCCTTCTTATCCAGGCCGTTGACCTTCTTGTGTAGCCAGATCATCGACAGAACAGAGACGCCGATGGAGGCGACACCAGACAAAATGGCGATGACCACCTGTATGTTTTGCAGGCTGATGATAGTTCCGATCCATGCGCCGGCGTTGGCGAAGAACAGTTTAGCTCCGGCGTGATCGTTCATTTCTTTGGCTGGTGAAGTTGAGTCGTCATGCGCGAACCGAACCACCACGCGACCGAGGTGCCGGCGAGCATCTGAAAAGACTGTAGCGCATTGGCCTTCACGGCCTCGTCGTTGATGAGCAGAACAGCGAAGAACGCACCAACGACCAGAAAGGCGGTAAGAGCCGGACGGGTGACCGCGCGCACGTTAGCCGCCCAGGAAGCGACCTTTTCGGTCATATCTGCGGCGCTGGCGGTCTGCGATGCGCTGAATGCCTGCCACGCAGCGACTGCCTCGGCGCTGGCAAACTGCTTGTCCATCAGGTCCAGCTGGAACTGGTTATCCAGCTTCTTCTCGCGCAGTCGCATCCAGGTCGTCGCGAGGCTGCCGACCATGCCGAACAAGCCGCCAGACCCAGCGTTAAAAAGCAGTTCCGTGAACCAACTCATCAAAAAAGGCGCTGGCGTTAAACGGGAACGCTCGGCCAATTAACATCGAACGGGAATCCGGCCTGATCCGGTACGTCGCGCAGCGCTTGACGATAAGCCGCCCACTTCGCTTTGGCCACGTTGTCGAGCGGAGTGTCGTCGCATTGCGTCAGCCGACTGTTGCGGTCATGCCTAACGTGCTCGATCTTGTCCTTGGTCTCCTTAGCGATCTCGGCGTCTGTCTTGTAGCGGTAGACGCGAGTTTCTACTACCTTGTCGGCCAGCACTTGGACGATGGTCTTGTCGAGCACTTCTCCACCGTTGTCGATGGTCTCATAAGGCAACCAGCCTAGCGCGCGCAATCCTTTGTCGTCCATGTAACACAGTCCAGACACGTTCCGCCAGCCGTTAGGCACTGAGCGTGGACCGTCAATGACTTGTCCGTTTTCGGTGTGTGCGTATTTCATAATTCAACGACGGCTTTGCGCAGTTCCTCCATAGGATGGCCCCATTGACCAAAGACGCTCTGACGGAACAGCATCATCGAGTCGTAGTAAGGCGTTTTCGGTCCCGGCAAAGCGTAGAGGTAATAGGCCATGACTGGGATGACGACCCAGGTCTTGACCCCCATTGCGGCAGACAAATGCGAGACCGACGTGCAAGAGCTGATGACGAGATCGCAGGACGCAACGGCGCGCTGGGTGTCCGTCCAGCTATCAAGCGGGACAGTCTCGACCCAGTCAGGCTTGGCGTCGAGATCGGCGTCGCGTTGCAGCGAGATGAACCGCACGCCGTCGCGCTTCACCGCGTCGAAGAACGGCGCAGGCGGGAACAGCTTGTGATGCTCCCTCTCGAACTGCTTGTTACCAGACCAGCGCAGGCCAATCGTTAATCCTTTGTGGGAAACCTTGGGTCGCGGAACGTAAGGTGTGCCGACAATATCGCTTAACTCTAGCCCGAGCGGAACCGGCGCCGACATAGCCGGAAGCCAGTAGTCGTGATACACGCCAAACTCTGCGCCGTGCTGGACGACGGCAGACACGCCAGCAATGTCCTTGAGCAACGCGCACAGACTGCCGCTGGACGATAGCACCACCTTGCAGCCGCGTTCGACCAGATTGGCCGTGTACCGCGCTTGATGAATCTGATCGCCTAGACCGCCTTCTAGGCGCAGCAGCACCGTGCCGACTTGACCGTTCCAGAGCGGCTGCGGCGTGTTTGGCGGCGCGTCACCAATAATCTTGGCACGTCGGCCCAGTTGCTGGAGACGGTATCCGAGTTGAATGTTGCCCTTCATCAGCTCATACCATCCGCGATTATACGCGGCGCGAGAGTCGTCGGGTCGTTCGACGGCCAGCTTGTCAGCGATGCGCTGGCCTTCGGCAAAGTTGCCTGTAACCGAAGCGGACAGTTGGAGGTCGAGGTCGTCAATCTGCGGCAGCGTGGTCGGCTTGTCGCGCCAAAACTCAGGATGGCAAAACTGCGAGTAGTGGTAGCCGAGAACGTCCTTGGCCGACTGGTTGTGCTGCCGTGCTAGTTTCGGCTTGATGTCGTGCATACCAGCATAGCCGTGGATAAACTCGTCGTTTTCCTTTACGCTCGATCCGTCGATGTGGTCTAGATCGTAGTCAAACGGCGGTAGGTCAAGAAAGGCGTGGATGCGGTCTAACTCGCGCTTCGGGTTCGCCAGCAAGTCCTCATACTCCACGAACAAAAAGCACTCGGGAAACGCACGGTATCCGGCCTCAAGCGTTTGGTACGCGGCTTTCAAGTGCGTGAACAGTTCGCCCTTTTCGACGAACGCGGTAAGGTTGTCTGGCTTGGCTACGCGCACAAACGAGGCAGCGCAGTCAGGCACGCTGCGGACTGTTGCGATGATTTTAGGCTGACAACCGAGCACCTGAGCCATTGAGCGGATAATCACCGGAACGGGCCATCCGCGACTCTTGTCGATGACAACTGGCTTGGTGGTTTCCTGCGCGTGAAACGATGTCGCAACTACGCGCATCGCGTGCTCAAGCTTTTTGCGCTTTGGGTCGCTGTCGTTTAGCAGCGGCGCGTTCTGCCATGTATTAGCCAGCCCGTCCAGCGCGTGTACCAGTCCCGAGGTCGTCGAGACGTGGGTGTTCGGGTTTTGATTGAGGACGGCTGCGAGGACGGTCGATCCAGAACGCGGCAGGCCGGAAAGCAAGTGGAGCGATTGGGTTGGCAAATTATTCCTCGGTGATGGCTGCGGTGTGGGCGCCTCCCGCTGCGACGCTTAGCCACGTTGTTAACGCTCCGACTTGGACGGGAGATGAACGTCTGGTAAGGTCTCCTAGGCCGAGTTGGCCGTTGGTGTTGAGGCCAAAGGTCCACAGCGTTCCATCAGTCTTGATCGCTGCGTTGTGGTAGAATCCCGCTGCGACGCTTAGCCACGTTGTTAACGATCCAACTTGGACGGGAGATGAACGGTAGTTAACGTCTCCTAGGCCGAGTTGGCCGTTGGTGTTGAGGCCAAAGGTCCACAACGTGCCGTCGGTTTTGATTGCTGCGGTGTGGGCGTTTCCCGCTGAGACGCTTAGCCACGTTGTTAACGCTCCGACTTGGACGGGAGATGAACGGTTGGTAACGTCTCCTAAGCCGAGTTGGCCGAAGGCGTTGAAGCCAAAAGTCCACAGCGTGCCGTCGGTTTTGATCGCTGCGGTGTGGACGTTTCCCGCTGCGACGCTTAGCCACGTTGTTAACGATCCAACTTGGACGGGAGATGAACGGTAGTTAACGTCTCCTAGGCCGAGTTGGCCGAATTGGTTGCGGCCAAAGGTCCACAACGTGCCGTCGGTTTTGATTGCTGCGGTGTGGGCGTTTCCCGCTGAGACGCTTGACCATGTTGTCAACGCTCCAACTTGGACAGGAGATGAACGGTTGCTACGGTCTCCTAGGCCGAGTTGGCCGACGTTGTTGTTGCCAAAGGTCCACAGCGTTCCGTCGGTTTTGATCGCTGCGTTGTGGTTGGCTCCCGCTGCAACGCTTAGCCACGTTGTTAACGCTCCAACTTGGACGGGAGATGAACGGTTGGTAACGTCTCCTAGGCCGAGTTGGCCGCTGGTGTTGAGGCCAAAGGTCCACAGCGTTCCGTCGCTTTTGATCGCTGCGGTGTGGTTGGCTCCCGCTGCAACGCTTAGCCACGTTGTTAACGCTCCGACTTGGACGGGAGATGAACGTCTGGTAAGGTCTCCTAGGCCGAGTTGGCCGTTGGTGTTGAGGCCAAAGGTGTAGAGTTCATACTCGGGTTCACCAGCCGCACCACCCGCCCCCATCATCAGTCGTTGACTAGTCGGGTCCATGTTAGTTGACGTAGTCTACCAACGCAGCGCCGCGCCAAGTTGTGCCGGCATCATCGGTCACGAAAATGAAGATGTGAGTCTTGCCAGCCGTCAAGGTTGGTGCCGTGTCCGCAGGCCACTTGACCGCAGCAGGCCAAGTCACCGCGCCGGATGTGTGAGTAAGTTCCAATGTAAACGCGAATGCTCTGGTCGCTGGTGCGTTGCTGAAGGTAAAAGTCGAGTCTGCCGCAATCGTCTTCGTGAAGTAGTTTCCATTCGCACAGTCTACGTCTAGCGACGGAACGGCAACGACGTTCTGCGCGTAGTTGCCTGAGATGTCCAGGCGTGCGGCAGGCGCAGTCAGAGCAATGCCGATGCGATCGACTGAGGCGTCACCGAACAGAAGATGCGTCTGCGTATCGCCCTCGAAGCGGAAGTCCTTGTCGGCTCCTGCCTCGTTAAACGTAAACGTGCCGCCGTCAAAGCCAACATCGCCGGTCGCGGTTATACTAGTGAACGCGCCTGTGCTGGCAGTCGTTGCGCCGACCGAAGTCCCGTTGATCGATCCGCCCGTGATCGAAACATTGCTGCTGTCCTGCGAGGAGATCGTGCCGAGTGAAGGCTTTCCGGTCAGGTCAGCATAGGTGCCAGAAGTTGCGACGGTTGCTAGTCCGCTGACCTCACTCGCAGCGATGGCAATCGTGATGCTTGCCGCAGTCGTGAGGCGACCCTTCGCATCGACGTTGAACTGCCCGACCTGAGTCGCGCTGCCGTAAGTGCCAGCCGCAACTGTCGTGTCCGACAACGCGAAATAAAGCGTGCCGCTGGTGGTAATCGGTCCGCCAGTCACCGAGATATCAGCCGATCCTTGAGCCGTGACGCTGGTCACCGTGCCGCCTGCATCCAGCGCAGACAAGGTGCCGCCGACGTAGGACAAACCAGTACCGACCGTGACCGGCGAGAAACCGCCTGAGCCGTTGCCAGCTAGAATCGCCGTGCCACTCGTAGCCGGTGCGAAGTAGCTCGTCGCCTCCAGCGCTGCCGAGCCTAGTCCAAGCGCCGTTCGCGCTGCCGATGGCGCGTAGTTTTCCCAGCGCGAGTCGCCAGCGTCGTAAACAAGAAAGTCGTTGCCCGTTAGGCTTGTGATTTGAACGTTGCTATCCGTCTCACCCAGCGAGGAGCCGCTATTCACACGAACAAGCAGTTCGCCGTTTACGGCGTCTGCCACGACAACTGCTGCAACCTCAACGCGAGGATTAGGCGCTGTCGGGATCGTCTTCGTCAGCCCGCCGGCAACCGCTGGGTTGAAATACAGCACGTCTCCAGCGACCCAGCTTTCGCCGCCTCCCGTCGTATTGATTCCGCGAACAAAACCAAACGCGATGACTGAAATCCAGTCGTTAGTGGTGCCAGTTTCCGCAGCAACACCGAGGATGTAGTTGCCTTGACTCGGCTGAAGTCCCGTCGCGGGTCGTCCTTCAATCTGACCGCTTACTCCGACCACTCCGTCGAAAGCGATGACATTGCCAGCCGTGATTGCCGTCGTCGCTTTTACTCGGTAATAATCAGTTTGCCCAACGTTGATCTGAACGTTGCCGCCATTCAGCGCGATGGACATAGTGCCAGCGCCGTCCGAGTCGTTCCAGTAGATGCGCCCAGGAGTTGGCGTGACCGTGGCAGCGGTATCAAAATCGACGTAATCCAGCGACGTGACGACTCCTTGTTCGCCAAAAATTGAGGTAACGAATCCGCCCGTTACTTGACCAGCCGTGATTGCGATCGGGACGTTTGCAGCAGCGGTTAAACGCCCCTTTGCGTCTACCGTGAAGGATGCGACGCTGCCAGCCGTGCCATAGCTTCCAGCAGTTACGCTCGTGTCGCTGAGTGAGAAGTACAGCGTGCCGCTGGTCGTGATCGGTCCACCAGTGACCGAGATGTCAGCGCTGCCTTGCGCAGTGACGCTAGTCACCGTACCCGTGAACTGGTCAGCCGAGGAGATTGTGAAATTCGGATAGGTTCCGGTGATCGTCGTCGTGCCGCCTTGAGTCAGAGCAACCACCTGATCCGGTGCCGTGTTGGTCACCTCAATCGTGCCGCTGGTCGTAATCGGTCCACCGCTGATCGAGATGCCCGTGCCTGCGGTCAGAGCAACGCTGGTCACGCTGCCACCGCCTGCCGTGCTTTCGAGCGTGCCTGCGTTGTAGGTCAGACCAGATCCGACCGTGACAGTCGAAAAGCCGCCGCTGCCGTTGCCGGCGAGAATGAGCGTTCCGGTCGTAGCAGGCGCGAAGTAAGTCGTGCTTTCAAACGCAGCGCTGCCAAGTCCCGACACTTGACCAGCCGTGATCGCAATTGCCGTGTTCGCCGCCGCGGTCAGACGACCCTTTGCGTCCACGGTAAACGTACCGACCGAACCAGCCGCACCGTAGCTGCCTGCCGTGACTGACGTGCTGGACAGTCCAAGCGTAAACGTACCACTCGCCGTGATCGGCCCGCCTGAAGACGTCACATCGCCGTCGCTGGTTACAGCAACGCTTGTCACGGTTCCTGATCCGCCGCCACCCGTAGCCGACAACGTGCCGCCCGTGTACGTCAGACCAGTTCCAACGGTGACAGGGGCAAAGCCGCCCGAGCCGTTGGCGCTCAGGATGTCGCTGCCTGTGGTCGCAGGCGCAAAGAAAGTCGTGGACTGCAAGGCAGCGCTGCCGAGTCCCGTGACCTGACTCGTCGAAATGCTGATCGTCGCATCTACTGCAGCAGTAAGGCGACCTTGGCTGTCGACCGTAAACGTGCCGACCTTGTTCGCTGCTCCGTAGCTGCCAGCCGTAACCGCCGTGCTTGCGAGCGAGATCGCAAAGGTGCCGCTGGTCGTGATTGGACTGCCGCTGACCGAGACTGCGCCATCGCCCGTCGCCGCAACGCTGGTCACCGTACCGGCGCCGCCTCCGCCGCCAGACGCAGCAATCTCGATGCCGCCAGGCGTGTTCGTAATCGTGACGTTCGATCCAGCCGTCAACGTGTTCAGCTGGAAATCTCCGCCGTTACCGATGAGCAACTGACCAGCCGCCGGCGTGCCCGTCAGATCCGTCAGCGAGTTAATATTCGAACCACCGCCGCCAGCACCGCGTGCAGCCAGGAGCGTCCAGTCCTTTGCTGACCGGCTCGGCTTCTCCCGCGTCGCACGGTTCGCAATGTAGGAATCACCGTTGATCGAAACGACATCGAGCGCTTCATATTCGCCGGCCTTCCACTTGCCGAGCGGCGTGAGCGTCCGCGGCGCAGCAAACTCCTCGCGCGCCTTGATCTGCGCATCCAGAATCCGCGTGACCGTCTCCGGCAGTTCAGCGGTAGCCAAAAGGATTCGCTGCTCCGCAACCTCCAGCAGCTGCGCATTCTTCTGGCGCTCTGCCATCAGCGCCGAGTACTTTGCACCGGCCGCCAACTCAAGACGGCTCAGGAGTTCCTTGACCTCTGACGACAGCTTGCCCTCAAGCGCCTTCACCTCGTCGCCAGCCATGACCGCCAGCGCATCGCGCAGGTGCGGCTCGACTTCCTCAAGCGCCAACGCCACCTCGTCGCGCAACTGATTGCGCAGCTCAGGCAGCGAATTGACGATGCGCGCGATTTCCTCGCGCTGCTCGATCGCCAGCTCGATCAGGTGGTCGATCTGCTTTTGCGTGTCCATGAATTAGGCTTTCGGGTTCAGTTGGCGCTGGCAGACGGCGTAGCGCTGCGACTCATCCGGAAACTCTGCGGCCATCGTGGCGTCACCCATGCAGCGCGCAAGGAAGTCCTCGCTCTTTTCACCAGCACCAAGCGTCGGGAGAATGAACTCCTTTTTCTTTTCCAGTTCTCGACGATAGGATGCCAGCGAAGCGAGCCAGTCCTTGCTGCTCAATTTGCGCGTAGCAAAGTCAGCCTCGACCGCAGAATTAAGGCGCACCTTTTCGGTAGCGTCTCCAGCCTCGCGACGGTTCAGCCGCTCGACAATAGCGTTGGCCCACGTCTGGCCGGCGTCACCGCCCCAGCCGTTCCAAGCCTGCCACCCCTTCCCCTGCTGGTCCCAGGTCGCGCCCTTCTTGTCGACTTCGTGACGGTCGAAGTAAGCCTTCATGCGGCGCACCGTGTCCTCGGAGAGCGCACGCTTGTTAATGATGTCTCGCGCGCGAGCGATGCCCACCGAGGTCATGCCGCGCTGGCTGGCCGGCTTAGACTCGCGGACCTCCAGCGCGCGCTTGGCATTGGCGACCATTGACTCGTTCGGAACGTAGCCATCCTCGGCAAAGTCGATGACGATGCGTTGATCGTGCAGTTCCGAGTCTGCCTGCGAGGCTTCGGGTGCAGGAACCGCACCGACCGCCTTTGCATCTGCTGCGCCCTTTGCCGTTGCATTGACCGCATCGACGGCATCCTGCGTGACCTGACCACCGAGCGCAGACGCCATTGCCGGATTGGCTGGCAACTGCTGAGTGACCATGCGGATCGAGGTTTCTGGCACGCCGTATCGCTGCGCCAGTTCCGAGATGAAGTTTGCCTCAATCGCGATCTGCTCCAGGCGGCCAAACGCATCGGTGCCCTCCTCGGCTGCGATCTCCTGCAACGACTTCGCGCCCTGCCGGTTCTCGTTTAGGTTAGCCGCGGACTCGCGCCCGATGTCAATCGTGAGCTTGGCCGGGAAACGCCACTCGCCACGGGTCGCACGCTTCATGGCCTGCACCACCGTCTCGCCATCGCGGCGCGGAGGAGCCGGAATCAGGTCACGCGCAATCGCGTCGATGATGACTTGGTTCTTGATCGGATCGAGCACCTTGTCCTGCAAGATCCCCTGATGGCGCGTAAACACGCGGTCGGCCGCGGCAAAGTCTGCACGCACGCTCGGCCCCTTGTAGTTCTGCGTACCGAACAGAACGCCCTCGGGAATGCCGACGCCAATTGCGATCTCGTGCATCAGGTGCTGCACGAATCCTTCGAACGCAGCACTCGGCCGCGACGGCATCACCTCGATCTTGTCGGCCGTCCCGAAGTATCGAATCTGCCCTATTTGCGACTCCTCGTTTTTCTGCGTTTGCCCGTTCGCGAGCGTTTGCGCCGGATTAGGCGTAAACAGGTTTCGTGGGTTGGCAGTTCCTCGGTCGGAAAATACGAGGGCGGCTTGCTGACTAGCAAAGCGGACGCCAACCTTTTCAGCTTCGAGAATCTCGTAAAGCATCCGAGCCGTGCGGATCGCAGCATGGAAGTCAGTGATTCCACGGTATTGGTCCACGCGGAACGGATCAAAATAATGACAGAAAAACTGAGCTTCGATGTCTTCTGGATCATAATAGACTCCCTCGCGCGTCACGCGGAAAATGCGGTAGGCAACGGGCCGACCGAACTCATTCGTGAACACTCCTTGGAAATAGTTGTTCGGCTCTGAGCCGAGCATATTGGGATTGCCGATGCGCGTTCCTGGCACCAGCTGAATCTTTAGTTCGCCATCGACGCGTCGAATGACGAAGCCACAGTCGCCATCAACCGGGCGCTGCTCTGCCGCCAGCTGGATAAGTTTCTTGAACGTGT